CGTGGCAAAGGCTGCTGCGCCTTCTGCGCTGCGCGCCTGGGCCGAGCCGCTGACGCATACGCCCGAGTCGCTTGTACAGTCAGGCTTGATGCCAGTGATGGCAGGCGACACGCGCATCAGCTCGCGCTTCCCGACTGCGATGGCGCGCACCGAAGACCCGATGACGCAGCAGCTCGGCATCGATCTGCCGGCGTACATGCGCAAGACGCCGAGGGGCGACGATCCGTTTGCCCAGAACATGGGGCTGGTCGCCACCTATCCCGGCTTCGCCAAGTTTGCCGGTCAGTCGCCCGAGGATGTCTTTCGTGGCGCGTCCGATCAGATGCGCGGCAACATGCAGTTCATTCGCGACAATGCGCCGGCGCCATACCTTGAGCGTTCGCCGCTGTGGTACGAGGGCGCCAATCAGATATCGAGCGACCTCGCCGACCGGTGGGGTGTACCGCGACAGTCGGCGTCGGGTGCGCTCGCTGCGTTGTCGCCGCAGAAAGATTGGTTCCAGAACGTCAGTAACGCCGAGCGTGTTGGCGACATCTTGTCGAGCCCGACTGCGTCGATGCGCATGACAAGCGAGATGCGTGATCTGCATCCGACTCTCCAGGCGCTAAATTCGCCTGACAACCTCGACATCTTCCGCGCCATCCAGGGCAAGTCGCTGCAGCAGGTGCTGGACGATCCGGTCCACGCAGCGATGTGGATCAGGCTGTACGACGAGGCGCACAACTCGCCGAATTATCGCGCGATCACGCCCGAGGGCCTGTTCGGTGCGCCAGTTCTGACCGACAAGGGCGTGCCGGCGAACCGCGCCTGGAATAGCGGCGGTGAAATCGCGAAGGCGGTGCGGTCGCTGACGAGCGGCGGCGACATGAACGTCATCTCACCGGCAATGGGCAACGCCAACAAGGTGCGTTCGTTCTACAACAACATCGAGCTGCCGATGGACCGGCTGTACGGTGATGTGACCGCCGACACGCATCAGGTTGCGGCGGCGCAGCTGCGGCCGTTGTCGGGTAACAGCTACCCGGTGGCGCACAATTTCGGCAACAGCTTGAGCCCGCAATTTCAAGGCGCGGATTTCCCCGGCCACGCGAGCAGCAGCTCGTTCAGCGGCATCGGCGGCACCTATCCGCTGGCGGTCGACGCCGCCCGGCAGTTCGCCACGGACAACCAGATGCTGCCGAGGGCGGCGCAGTCGCAGGCCTGGGAGGCGGTCAGGGAGCTATTTCCAGACACGTTCAAAACTGATAAGAATGTGGGGGTGATCGATGACATCTGGAGGGCACATGATCGAGGTGAAATCTCCCTGGACGCCGCCCGCAAGCGCATCCTCGACTATGCAGCTCCCTCCGGTATTGGCCTTCCATCTTGGGCACAATCTAGTGCTCCAGTCGCTCGTGCGACGCGGGCGTCCACTTACCGTTAGCGCCTATCTGCAAGTGGCCTACAACGAGGGCGTGCCCGACGATCTGGACGACGGCGAGCTGGAGCTGCTTGAGGCGCTGCGCGAGCACGAAGAGGCCCAGCGCAAGCGCTGACCCGCGCTACCCGCTGACTGAGTTGCGACGGGCTGGTGCTGATGGCGCCGGCCCGTTGTGCTTTGGAGACGCCGATGGTCGACCGAGCAAGATCATGGTTCTCCGAGAACACCACCCTGGCCGTCTTCCTCGTCGGGCAGGCAATCGCGATCTGCGCGGTGGCGGTCAGCGTCATTGCCTACATGGTGCGGCTTGAGACGCGGGTGGCGACGCTGGAGATACGTGGCTCGCCGCATCTCGCCGAGATCAACAATCGGCTGACCGTGCTTGAGAGCACGACCAAGGACAACAAGGACCGCCTCATCAAGATTGTCGACGTGATGACGCGCGAGCTGCACATCAATCCATCGAGATAGGGGTGTCGCATGCCCACCTGCGAGACGTGCTCCACCAACCAGTGGGACGCGGTGCGGTTCTACGTCGCTGTTATCAGCGAGGTGCGCTCCAAGAAGGTGGTCGACATGCGCAACGTCGAGCAGGTCGAGTCGGCGAGTGACGTTGTGATGCGCGACATGCTGTCGATACTGATGCCGGCAGGGAATGCGTAATGGCCAAGAAGAAGATGACCAGCTCGGAGCTGACAGCGGTCCTGTCGGCCGAGCGTTACGCGTCGCTGTCCTCGATCCGGTCGTCGCGGCTGACCGAGGATCGCTTGACCGCGATGGACTTCTACCTGGGCCACATGGAGCGGGTGCTGCCGACCATCGTCGGGCGCTCGACCGCCGTGTCGACCGATGTCGCCGACACCATCGAAGGGCTGATGCCCAGCCTGATGGACATCTTCTGCGGCAGCGAGCAGGTGGTGAAGTTCGAGCCGACCCGCGCCGACGACGAGGACGCCGCCGAGCAGGAAACCGATTTCGTCAACCATCATTTTCTAACGCATGGCGGGTTTCTCACGCTGTACAGCTTCATCAAGGATGCGTTGCTGTCGAAGCTCGGCGTCGTCAAAATTCATTGGATCGAGGAGACAATCGAGCACAAGGAAACCTACTTCGATCAGGATGAGCAGACCTACCAGTTTCTGATTTCGCAGCCCAACGTCGAGGTGATCGAGCACAGCGAGCATCCCGATCCGTATGCGCCGCAGCCGCAGCCGCAGCCGCAGCTCGGCGCCCCGCCACCGCCGCAGCCCGAGCCGGGTGAGCCGGGCGAGCAGCCTGAGCCGTCTGAGCAGGGCGAGCAGGCTGGACCGCCTGGTGCCCCACCTGGTGGCCCCGGTGTCCCGCCAGGTGCCCCGCCGCAGCTCGCCATGCCGCAGCAGCCGGCGCCGCCGCCGATGCTGCACGACGTGACGCTGCGCTGTACCTACAAGCACGGTTACGCGAAATGCGAGCCGGTGCCGCCCGAGGAGTTCGGCATCTCGCGCGCCGCGCGCTCAATCGAGGACTGCGGCTATTGCTTCCACGAGGTCGTCAAGTTCGAGCACGAGCTGATCGACCAGGGCTACGACGCCGAGCAGCTCAAGGAGGTGCCAACCTATCCGGTTTACGCGACGCAGGAGGTACGCTCGCGCGACACGGTCGAGGAGGCGACGTTCACCTCAGGCGACAGCATCAACGAGGCGAACCGGCGCCTGCTCGTCACCGAGCACTACGTGCAGCTCGACTACGAGGGTGATGGCAAGCCGTGCCTCTACCGCGTGACGACGGCCGGCGAGACGATGGAGATACTCAAGCGTGACGGCAAGGACGATATCATCCAGTGGGATGTCGTGCCGTTCGCCGCGATGACGCCGGTGATCATGACGCACCGCGTCTACGGCCGCTCGATTGCCGATCTCGTCATGGACATCCAGAAGATCAAAACGGCGTTGATGCGGGCGCTGCTCGACAACGCCTACATCGCCAACAATCCGCGCACCGAGGTCAGCGAGAGCCACGCCAGCGAGAACACGCTCGATGATCTGCTGGTGTCGCGCCCTGGCGGCGTTGTCCGCACGCGTCAGCCGGGCGGCCTCAATGTGCTGATGCATCCGCCCATCGGCGGTCACGTGTTCCCGATGCTCGAATACATGGACACGGTGCGCGAGTGGCGCACTGGCGTGACGCGCCAGGGCCAGGGCATCGACGCCCAGGCGCTGCAGAACCAGAGCGCGACCGCTGTGGCGCAGGCGATGACGGCATCGCAGGCGCGCATGAAGCTGATTGCCCGCATCTTCGCCGAGACCGGCATCAAGGACATGTTCAAGCTGCTGCATCACACGCTGCGCTCGAACGGCACCCAGGCTGAGACGGTCAAGCTGCGCGGCAAGTGGACGATGATTAACCCGCGCGACTGGGCCGAGCGCAACAACATGACGATCAACGTCGGGCTCGGGACCGGCGGCCGCGCCGAGCAGCTGCAGAACCACATGTTGATCGTGCAGGCGCAGACGAATGCGCTGCAGGCGGGGCTCACCAACCTCGTCACCATGCAAAACCTGCACAATAGCGCGAAGCGGCTGGTGCAGCTCACCGGCGGCAAGAACCCGGACGAGTATTTCACCGACCCGGCGACGCAGCCGCCGCCGCAGCCCAAGCCTGATCCGAAGGTGATGGAGCTGCAGGCGCAGCAGCAGCTCGACCAGCAACACCAGCAGGCTGAGGCGCAGCGTGCCGATCTCAAGACCAGGGCCGACATTGCGCTCGCCGAGCGCAAGTTCCAGCTCGACGCCGAGGCGCGGCGCCAGGAGATGGCGCAACGTGCCGAAGAGCACCGCATGAACATGGCGGGTCACGTTGTGAAGGCGGCGACGCAGATCAAGGTGAAGCAGACGCCCGATGGCGTCGAGCAGAGCGGCCCCGACCCGCAGCTGCTGCGCGAGATGGCGCAACATTTCGGACAACCGCAACCTCGTGGCATGCGGATCGTGCGCGATGCGCAGGGTCGCGTGTCGCACACTGAGCCGATCTGAGGTTGACGATGCCAGCCATCAACTTCGTTGACGTTTGCCAGTTCAATTCAGCTGCAGGCGGCACGGCTGACTTTGTCGCAGCGAGTGCCGCTACAGGCTATCTGGCGCCGGTTGGTGCCGGTGCGGTGGACGGCGCCACGTATCGCTATCGCGCCGAGAGCAGTGATCTGACGCAGTGGGAGGTTGGGTTTGGCGTTTACGCGGCCGGCACGCTCGCGCGCACAACGGTGCTGAAATCTTCGAGCGCGAACGCCAAGGTCAACTTCACCGCCCCGCCTGGGGTGGCGATTGTATATCTGGCCGAGGACGCGGTGTCTTCGAAGAACAATCTGTCCGAGATACAAGACCCGGCGGCGGCTAGAGCGAACCTGGGGATTAACCCCAATGTTGTCGCTGTTTCATCGGGCGCCAGTTATTCCGCTGCAGCGGCTGACGACCTCATCATTGTCAACAAAAGCACTGGCAGCGCGACGAGTGTGACGATGGTCGCCTCTGCGACGCGCACGCGCGGGCCGGTTCAGATCAAGGACGGCAAGGGTGATGCGGACACAAACAATATCACGGTTGGGTTCAATGGCGCCGAGAAAGCTGACGGCCTTACGACGGTGATTATCAGCACCTCGTTCGGTGTCGTCTCGCTTGCGCCCAACCCGGCCGGCGGGTGGATCATCCTTAGCTTTGGGTAACGGCATGAAACGTATCTCACTTGCACTCGCGGCCCTGCTGTTCTCAACGCAGGCGTTCGCGCAGACGCAATTCCCGCCCAGCACGCTATGGGGAAATGCCAAGACCAGTAAAGCGTCGCCGACCACGGTGACGGTGCCAAGTTGTCCAGCGGGTGCGCTGAACTTTACGCCGGGTACCGGGTTTGGTTGCGGTACTCTCTCCGGTAGCGGCGTCACCTCGCTCGGTGGAATGACCGGCGTCATCACTTGCGGCTCAAATCTGACATGCGCGGCCGGAACCATCTCGGCGACCGGCGGCGGTTCACCGGGTGGCAGCAACCTGCAAATCCAATACAACAACGCTGGATCATTCGGCGGTTTGACCGACTCGCAAGTCACCGCGCGCATCCAGTCGTTCACCAGCACGCTGTCCGGCGCCGCGCCGGCATCCGGCGGCGGCACCACCGCCTTCCTGCGCGCCGATGGCACTTGGGCCATCCCGTCTGGCACAGGCAGCGGCGTCACCTCGCTCGGCGGCATGACTGGCGTTATCACATGCGGCGCGAACATGACCTGCACCGGTGGGCAGATCAATTCGACCGGCGGCAGCACACCTGCGCTCGCCCACACGCATCTGTTCGTCGGCAATGGCAGCAACGCCGCCGCTGACTTCGGCACACTTGCTACCTTTGCCGATACCGGCGGCCTGACGATTGCCCCGACAAGCGGCACGACCTCCCCCGGTCTTACGATCAACCAAACCGGTCCGAATACCGGCAGTCAGGGCACATCGCAAATTAGCTACAATTCGATTGTTGTCAATGACGGTGCGCGACCAAGCAACGGTCAGTATTCGATAGGGCTGTTGGTTCAGCAAAACCTTTTATCCAATATCCTTGGGCAAAAAACGCCTCTTTACGTAGCGAGCGTGCGCAACACGGGAAATACCTTAACGCCAAACGATCAGATCGGATTTGTCTCATTTACCCAAGTAGGTGTGACGAATGGCGGCACCGGCACCGGCGATCCAAACGCCACCGGCTGTTCAGCCGTTCCGCCGACAGGCGCCAGTTGCCCGCTGGGTGGAGTATACGCTCTCAATCCGATTATCAGCGTGTCGGCCGGTGCAACCAACTACGACACCTTCGCGGTCGGCGAATTTGACATGCAGATGGGTGGCGGATCGGTGAGAAACCGCTTCGGCTTGAACGTTGTCAACGCCGACGTGGGAACCGGCGCCTTCCGCGATGCCGCCGTCGCCATTGAGAGTAGCAACATAACGGGTTCCTGGCGCATTGCCATGCTGTTCTCCAATCGGGTGAGCGCCCAAGCGCTGGCCTCGACGGGCAGCATCATCGCGTCTGACGGCTACGCGCAGACCATTGCCAGCGTCATTAGTTTACCAAATTGGACGATCAACGGAAACATCTTCGATTTCACCGCCGCCGGTTACAAGGTTAGCGGCGTCGGCGTGGTGACTTCAGCGGGGCTGACGCTGTCCAATGTCACTGGCTCGACGCAGTGCTTACACGCAAATGCTTCCGGCGTCGTTACCGGCACCGGTGCAGATTGCGGCTCAGGCACCGGCGGCGTCAGTCTCTCCAGTCCCAACACTTGGACAGCGACGCAGACGTTTCAAGTGGCGGCCCAGTCGCCGGTCGTCATTGCCGGGACGAGTGGCAGCAATACCGTTGCGCTGCTCAACACGAATGCCGGAACGTCAGCGACGTGGGCCTTTGAGGATGCCGGCATAGCCAAATGGTATTTAGGCAAGCAAACCGACAATAGTTTTGTGGTCACCGATGGGCAGACCGGCCACACGATCCTTTCATCGCTTCTCGGCAGCGATGCTGTGCGGCTCGGCAATGTCGGCGCAAACGGTGGGGTCCTTAAATTTGTAGGAGCGACCTCCGGGAACGTAACAGTTCAGCCGCAGGCGGCGGCTGGCACGCCGACACTGACCCTGCCAACCACGACCGGCACCTTCGCAGTCAGCGCAAGCTCGCCGCTGGTGCTGGATGCGGCGACCGGCATCCTGACCTGCCCGACATGCGGCGGCGGCGTGAGTGTTAGTAGTCCTAATACGTGGACTGCGCTTCAGACGCACACCGCTGGGGTAACAACCAATACGTTGACAGTGACGGCGCTCGCTGGAACGGGAACGCGCTGCGTTCACACAGACCTCAGCGGCGTTTTGTCCGCTACCTCGTCGGACTGCGGGTCCGCCTCGGGCGGCGGTGTCACTTCGGTTGGAAATGCTGACGGCTCGCTGACCGTCACCAATGGGGCCACAACACCCGATGTAAAAATCGCCGTCGGCCATGCAAACACCTGGACCGCCACGCAGAGCATGAGTGGCCTTACCCTGTCCTCGATCACCGGCTCAACGCAGTGCCTCCAAGTCGATACTTCGGGCAATGTTTCCGGCTACGGCGTCTCTTGCCTGGGCGGCTATAGCGGCGGTGCCTCTACGCCATTTACAACAACCGTCACAAATTCATCTGGAGCCTATGGAGGAACGACAAGCACGTCTTCATATATAAAAGTCGGCAAATTCGTATATGTGCAGATTGCCGTTTCGGTTACTGCTGCCGGTACGGCGGGTGGCTCTCCAATTTTTTCACTACCAAGCGGCCTGAATTGCAAAGCAGGAAGTTTCGTTGTCGGACGCGAGGACGGAATTTCAGGCAAAATGCTTTCAGGGGTGTGTCAGGCTACGCAACTAGGTATAGTGGATTATACTAATACCCCTCCGACGAATGCGACGGGCGCGCACTACACCTTGAGCGGAAGCTATGAAACGCCATGAGGCAATACACATGAAAATGTTCGTTATTCTTCTGACACTGCTCGTGGTCCCGGCCTCGGCTGCGGACTTCTCTGCAAAAATTCTCGACATGGATGGGCGGCCGTTCATCGATGACGTGAAGTGCCCCGCCGACACGGCTGGCAAGCGCAAATGTGAGGACGATGTGGTGCTGGCCAACATCGCGGTGCGAGCGCTAATGGCGTCATACCAGGACGAGACAAACCTTGCCGGCGAAGAAAAGTTCAAGCGCTACGCGCTAGCGATGAAGATCAAGGACGGCGGCGACGTGTCGGTCTCGGCCGAGGAGGTTTCACTGCTCAAGCGGCTGATCGGGAAACTGTATACGCCGCTGGTCGTGGGTCGCGCGTTCCCGCTGCTCGACCCAGCAGAAAAAGCGGCAGCGGCAAAATGATCTGCCGGCGCGTCGTGAGGTGCCGACATGATGCTGGGCGGTCATCCTCTTGGTGCGCGAGCGCTAGGCGCAGCCGGTAAGCACGCGCAGCAGCAGCCGAGTGTGCTGTCTGCAGTCATTCGCGGCATGATGCTGGGCGGTCACCCGCTTGGCGCACGCCCACTGGGTGCGATGGCGCGGGTCAGCCCTGGGCCTGGGCCTGAGCCTGGGCCGCCGACCGGCGAGACCATCCTGCAGCCCTCTGGCGCGACATTCTCGCGCAAGCGTTGGCTGGAGCTGATCGCCGAGGCCGAGGCGAAGGCGCGCGGTGAGCAGGCAGCCGAGGAGCTACGGCACGAGGCGGCGCGCGACATCGCCAACAAGGCGATTGAGAAGGCGCGTGCCGAGGTGCTTAGCCGCCGGGCTGAGCAGCAGGCGCAATGGGCCGAGCAGCAGCGCGTGCGCGAGCTGGCGGCGGCGCTCGCCAGCGGCCAGGGGCTCGCCAACCTGCAGCACGCTGCGCAGCTTGCCAACGCCATGGCGACGGCGGCGACGCAGCACGCACATGCGCAGCAGGCAAATAGCCAGGACGACGACGAGGCGCTGATGCTGCTGCTACCACATCGATGAGGCACCATGGACGAGGAAGTCAACGAACATCAGCTGCTGCGCGATCAGGAGCGTGCTGCACGAGCCCAGGCGCTGCTCGGCAACGAGCTGCTGCAGGAGGCGTTCAAGACGCTGGAGGAGCGCTACATGCGAGCATGGCGCGACACCGGCATGTCGCCGAATGACACGCATGCACGCGAGCGGCTGTTCCAGGCGGTCAATATCGTCGGCAAGGTGCGCGAGCATCTGGAGCGCGTGATCGAAGGCGGCAAGCTCGCCAAGCGACAAATCGAAGACATCGAGCGGCGCAAGGAAATGGGCTTCGCGCCCTATATGCCGTAACCCCAACCGAGGATCACATGAGCGACCAGACGACTGCCCCTGCGGGCGGCGGCGACGATATTCCGTCGATGCCAGTCAGCACCCCGGCGACCCCCGACAGCTCTCCGATTTCCCCCGCTGAAGCCGGCCGGCAATTGGCCGCTTGGCGATACAAGCGCCAGAACCCCGAGGACGGGGCAGGCGCAGGCGACGCTGCTGCCGATGGCACAGCTGGCGCCCCACCCGATACAGCCGCTGAGGCTGATGCCGCCCCTCCCACCGAGGAGGTTCCCGGCGAGACGACCGAGACAGTCGACCCGGCAGCAGAGCAGCTGCCGCCCATCGATGCGCCGAGGTCTTGGACTGCCGACGATAAGGCTCTCTTTGCTACCCTCCCCCGCGCGACGCAGGAGAAGCTCGCGGAGCGCGACAGGGCGCGGGAGACCGAGTTCAGGCGGTCGCAAAACGAGGCTGCTGAGCTGCGCAAGGCTGTCGATGCCGAAGCGCAGGGCGTGCAGCAGGCTCGGGCACGGTACGAGCAGGCGTTGCCTGCTCTGCTGCAGACGCTGCAAGAACAGCAGCGTGGCGAGTTTCAAGACATCCGCACAATGGCGGATGTCGAGAAGCTCGCGCGAGAAGATTGGCCCCGCTACGCACTGTGGGACGCGGCACAGAAGAAGGTCGCCGCCGTCGCACAGGAGGTGCAGGCAGCTCAACATCGTCAGGTCAACGAATATCAGGCGCAATGGAACGCCTACGCGACCAAGCAGGATCAAGCCCTGCTCGACCGCGTGCCTGACCTGTCCGACAAGACGAAGGCGCAGAAGTTGGCGGATGCCGCTGCTGCGGTCTATCGCGATGTCGGGTTCAAGGATGATGAGCTGCAGGCGCTGTGGAGCGGGCAGGCGAGTGTCTCACTGCGAGATGCGCGGCTAAGCCAAATCGTAATCGATGCAGCTCGCTGGCGTGAAGCGAAAGCCAACGCCGCGAAAGCCGTTAAGCCCGGTCTGCCGCCCGTACAGCGGCCCGGTGCTGCCTCGTCTCGCCCCACTGCGGCGAGCGCGGAGATCAAAGCCCTCGAACAGAAGTTCAATCAAACCGGTTCGCTCAAGGACGCGCATGCCCTTCGTATGGCGCAGCGCGCACAGCAGCGGAACAGACAAGGATGAGCCATGTCCCTCCCCGGAGGTACGTTTGCCACCTATGAAGCGGTAGGCAACCGCGAAGACCTGTCGGATGTGATCTATCGCATCGATGCGACAGACACGCCATTCTTCTCGGCGTGCGAAAAAGAGAAAGCGACTGCCGTCAATCACGAATGGCAGACCCAAGCACTCGCTGCGCCTGATGGCAACAACGCGGTGCTCGAAGGCGACGACGCGACGACCGACAACGTCCTGCCGACCGTGCGTCTCGGCAACTACTGTCAGATCAGCGACAAGGTCGCTCGCGTCACCGGCACCCAGCAGGCTGTCGATCACGCCGGCCGCGACAACGAGCTGGCCTATCAGGAGATGCTGAAGGGCCTGGAGCTGAAGCGCGACCTTGAGACGATCCTGCTGCAGAACCAAGCGAAGAATGCCGGCTCCGATGCCGTCATTCGCAAGACCGCATCGGTGCTCAGCTGGATCAAGACCAATACCAACAAGGGCACCGGCGGCGTCGACCCGGCCGCTGCCGACGGCACCGGTATCCGCACCGACTCGACCGCGCCCAACCAGCGTGCGTTTAACGAAGCGCTGCTCAAGGACGTGCTCGCCAAAGCGTGGAACACGGGCGGCAAGCCCGACGTGGTCTACGTGGGCAGCTTCAACAAGCAGGCGTTCTCGATGTTCAACGGTCGCGCCTCGCCCATCGAGGAGGCCCAGACGAAGAAGATCACAGCAGCGGTCACAGCCTACGAGAGCGATTTCGGCACCCTCAAAGTGACGGCCGACCGTTTCATGCGGGCTCGCGATGCGCTCGTGCTGCAGTCCAACATGTGGGCTATAGCGACCATCAGCGGACGCAAGATGGTGTCCATCGTCCTCGCCAAGACCGGCGACTCCGACCGCAGGCAAATCCTCACTGAGTACGCGCTTGTCGCGCGCAATGAGAAATCCGGCGGCGGCGTCTTCGATCTGACCACGGTGTAATCGCTCCTCGATCAGAGCAATTCAGCAGGGCGGTCATCGTGGCCGCCCTTTTCATTTGGAGAGGAACGATCAATGCCCCTCAAGGTCAACTATCCGTTCAGCGTGGACGAGTACAGCGCGTACTGCTCCTCGCTTGGCGCTACGCCGCTCGCTGCCTTCGTGCATGTGGCTGAAGGCGGCCAGCTCATCGAGGTTGGTGTCGTGCAGAGCGCTGCCGTCACTGGAACCTCGACCGTCACCGTCTCGGTTGGCGGTGTGACGGTCGCAACGATCCCGGTCACCGGCGGTGGTATCGGCAGCGTGTTCACTGCGGTCCCATCCGCTTCGACATACGTGAACGAGGACGACGTGGTCCTGTTCGCGCCTGCCGGCGGGACCGGTGCTGCCATCACTGGCATGTGCTTTGCCAAGGTTCGAGGCTCGTAATCCGATGTCACATCGCGTCCTCCAAGGTAGCGGTCAGAATGTCGCGTTCGCTATCGCTGGCGGTGCGTCGGCGCAATCCACTGCATTCGGCACGCAGACGCGGCGCATCCGCGTTTGCGTTGTCGGCGTCTATGCAGCCGATGCCGGCGCTCGCATCGAGATTGGCGACAATCCTGTTGCGTCGGCAACCACGACGCTGCTGCCGGTCAACGAGCCGGAATACTTCACCGTCTCGCCCGGTCAGAAGGTTGCGGTGTTGAGCAACAACGCCACGGCCGGCACCCTCAACGTGGTCGAGCTGACCGACTAGCCGCCATGATGCAAGTGCGCTTTCACCTCGACAGCAACGGGCGCGACATCACCGTCGAGCACGTGCAGGATGTCGAGGCGATCATCGAACGCAACAAAATGTTGCAGACGATGCCGCAGAAGAGCGATTGGGGACGACAGATCGCTGAAATCCCCAACGTCTTCATCATGCAGTGGCTTAACGAGGAGTGGGCGCGCGGCAACGCCGAGATGCGCCTGTTCAGCGAGGAGTTCAACCAGCTCGTCGCCCGCAAGCTGCGCGATCCAGATTGGCGTTTCCTGAGAACCGACAAATGACCATCGCGACCTACAGCGACCTATTGATAGCAGTGGGCAACTGGTTGCAGCGCGACGACATCACTGCGCTCTATCCCGATTTCGTCATGCTGTTCGAAGCCAACGCCAATCAAAAGCTGCGCACGCGCCTGCAGACGATTGTGCGCCAGGATGTCTGCGCCAATGCGGCAATCATCCTGCCGACCGACTACCAATCGATGCAGCGCGTGACGTGGCGCGGCAGCGTGGCGCGCGATCTCCAATACGTGGAGCCCGAGCAGCTGATCATGAACTACCCGACCGGGTCAGGCGGCAACCCTCAGGCCTACACCATCGAGGGGCAGAACATGATGATCCAGCCGGCCGATAACGTCACGCCCATTGAGTACGCGTATCGCCAGCGCATCATGCCGCTCGCCAGCGGCGTCAATTGGCTGTTCCAGACATACCCCAACCTCTATCTGTTCGGCACGCTGGTCGAGGCGCAGGCGTATGCGGTCGATCCTGCCAAGGGCGAGATGTGGCAGAACCGCCGCGATGAAATCTACAACGACATCCAGCTGCTCGATTTCCGCAGTCGCGACGGGATGATCATCACCCCACATGGAGTGACGCCCTAATGCCCGTCCTCCCGTTCGGCGAGTATCGCCCCGACGTGACCGACTACAACGGACAGGCGACGCGCACCGCCACCAATGTGTTTCCGCGTGCCGATGGCTACGGCCCGGTGCCGAGCCTGACCGCCTACACCCCTCCGCTGCCGGGTGTGTGTCGTGGCTTTTTCTATGCGCGCAAGAACGATGGCAGCATCCAGATTTTCGCCGCCACCGCGACGCGCATCTACACCTTCGTGACCGGCAGCAATAGCTGGACCGACGTGTCGCTGGGCGGCTCCGGTGGCGGCGGCTACACGCCTGTCGCGGCGGATGGACAGTGGCAATTCCGTCAGTTCAACAATTTCGTGCTCGCGGTTCACGGCACCGTCAATCCGCAAATCTACAACCTTGTTGCCGGTGGCGCATTCGCAGATTTGGGAGGCAATCCCCCACAAGCGAAATACATCGCCATCGTGAACCGGTTTGTTGTGCTGTCGGGGCTCGCGCCGCCTAATGTCTACCGTGTGCAGTGGTCTGATCTCAACGGCATCACGACGTGGACATCTGGCATCGGTCTGTCAGACTTCCAAGACCTTGCCGATGGCGGCATGTGTCGTGGCGTGGTGGGTGGCGAAGCTGGCATCATCATGCAGGACACCGCGATCCGGCGTATGACGTTCTCGCCGGGCAGTCCCTACATATTCGGCATAGAACGCATCTCGTCGGACGATGGGCTGCTCGCGCCTTACTCGCTCGTCAACGCGGGCGACCGTATCTTCTTCATCAGCCCGCAGGGTTTCAAGATGCTGGTGCCGGGCAGCTATCCGCAGCCGATTGCCAAGGAGCGGTTCGACCGCACGTTCTTGGCCGATCTCGATCAGACCCAGTTGCAGATGGTCATCGGTGCGACCGATCCGCGTCGCAAGTGTGTCTACTGGGCCTACAAGTCGGTCAACGGCATTGCCGGACAGTTCGACCGCATCGTTGTCTACGATTGGGCGCTGCAGAACGGATCGATCCTCAATCAGCGCGGCGAGTACATCGCGACCCTTTCGCAGGCCGGCATTGGCCTCGATGACGTGCCGTTCCCCTTTGGCGGCAACATCGATGCGCAAAGCATCGGGAGCTGGGACAACATCTCGGTCGCCACCTACTCGCAGCTCGGCGGCGCGGCGCTCGATCATACGCTCGGCTTTTTCCAAGGCGCCAATCTTGAGGCGACCATCGACACCGCCGAGCAGTCGGGTGACGGGAAACGCTTTCGGCTACGCGGCATGCGGCCGATCACCGATGCCCCAACGGTGTTCTGCTCGACGCTGGCGCGAAATACGCTCCAAGGCGCCGCCACGCAGTCCGTCGAGAGCAAGACCAATATTGCAGGCAAGTGTCCGCAGAACGTCTCGACGCGTTTCGCGCGAGCGCGCGTGCGTATCCCAGCTGGCACTGTCTGGTCGTTCGCAACCGGCGTTGAGCCTGATCTGATCGCAGAGGGCGATCAATGACGACCGGCTCGGGCCTATACATCAGCCAAGCCGAGAAAGACCCGTTCAAGCAGAATACAGCAATCCGGCAGCTGATCGAGGGACGCAGTAACGCGGTTGGCACTGTCACGCTCAACGGCAACGGTGTGGCGACCTCGACTGTCGTAACAGCGCGTACCTGCAGCAGCAGCTCAGCCGTGTTCCTATTTCCGGCAACCGCGCATGCTGCCGCTGTGGTGGCGACCACCTACGTGACGGCGCCCAATGTGGTTGCGGGGCAATTCACTGTGACACACGCCGCCACCGCGAACGGCGACGCGACGTTCTGGTGGGTCTGCCTTGGTTGAGCTGGTGTGCGTCCCACCGGATCGCGCGAGAATTGTTTGGCCACGCGCCGAGTCGCTCGTGTACGCCGCCGTCGAGGCGACCGACCTTGTGGCATTCGCGGAGATCAGGGACGCGGTGCTCGCCGGCCGCGCATTGATGTGGCTCGCGCTCGATAACAATCGGCTGCTCGCCGTCGCCACCACCGAGCTGCGCCGCACCGAGCACTCGCTGGTGTGTGTCATCACCTCATGCGCCGGGCATCTCGGTGACGAGCTGCACAGGCTGCTTGGCGGCATCGAAGACTTCGCCCGCGCCGAGGGCTGCAACAAGGTTCGATTGACCGGCCGACGCGGCTGGGCGCGGAAATTAAAGGAGCACTACGTGCAGAAACACGTCATGCTCGAAAGGCAGCTGTAATGACCACTTCGACCTCAACGCAAGACACATCACAGCAGTCGCAAACGAACCCGTGGGCGCCGACGATGGACACCCTCAAGGGGTTCATCGGCAACATCGGCAGCTTGGCCGGCAACGTCAACCCGACTGGTGCGGTCGCGAATGCGTTCAACTCGATCCAGGCGAACGCCGGCAACGTCCCCGACTACACCAATCAGGCGCTCGGCTACGCGAGCAACCTCATTGGCGGCGGCAACAACTACGCGCCGATGGTGCAGGATGCCTACGGCAAGCAGGCGGATGCGCTCAACCCGATCATGTCGGCGTCGCTCGATCCGACCCAGACGCCGGGCATCGGGCAGCAGCTCGCCACCACACAGCAAGACATCACCAACAGCGTCAATGGACAGTTCGCTGCCGCCGGTCGCGATCTGAGCGGTGCGAACAGCATGGCGCTCGGGAAGGGCCTCGCGCAGGGCATGGCGCCGATCCTGACCAACCAATACAACGCCAACGTCGGCAACCGGATGGCGGCATCGGGGCAGCTCGGTCAAGCGGCCCAAGGCGCCGCAGGGACGCTCAGCGGCTTGCAGCAGACCGGGCTCGGCAATCAGGCGCAGGGTTTCAATTGGCTCACCAACGGCCTCCCCAATGCGACTAATGCGGGCGCGCTCAACACGATCAATGCCGGCCAGATGCCGTTCCAGTACAGCACCGGGAACCTGAGCGCACTGCTCGGGCTGACGACGCCGATTGCGGCGCTTGGCGGCCAGAGCACCGGCACCTCGAACACGCAGGGCACGCAAACCATGTCGCCGTTCCAGGCGGCGATGATGGGGCTCAATACCGCCGGCAATCTCGGCTTCAAGTTCTCCGACCGCCGGCTGAAAAAAGACATCAAACAGATTGGCACGCTGTTCGATGGCACGCCGGTGTATCGCTTCAAATATCTCACCAGCGACACGACCAACATCGGCTTGATGGCGGACGACATCGAGAAGTTCGCACCGGATGCCGTCTCGGCATCCGACAATGGCTTCAAGATGGTCGACTATCACGCGGCGACTGAACGCGCTGCGAAGCAGAGGACACGCTGATGGCTCGCGCAAGCTCGATCTGGGAGCAGCTGTTCGGCACTGCCGCGCCAGATTACGCGTACCCGCCGGGACTGTACGGGCCGCCGCTCTACGATCAGCCGCCGCAGCCGCCGCCGATGATGGCGCCGTCGCAGTTGCCGTTGCCGCCGCTGCCGGCGATGCAGGGATACGGTGGCCAAGCTGGGCCGCCGCCGTCGATGTCGCCCGATCTGCTGCCGCAGCAGCTGCCACTTGTCGGTGGCGCGCCCGGCATGCCGACGTTCTCGCCTGACATGGCAACGCAGCCCGTGTTGCCGCCCGCGCATCCCGCTGGGCCGTCCGTTCCTGGCCACCCAGGGCTTGGTTTCCTCAATGCCCCGGTGGGGCGTTTGATCGATTACGCAAAAAAGAACATTGACCCACAGACGCTGGACTATCTCACCGCCGCGCCGGGCCAGGAGCGTCCGCTGTGGCAAGCGAGGCCCGGCAGCATTGCTGACCGTGTCATGAACCAGCCAGCGCCGCGCGACGCCGAAGGCAACATTCTGCTGTGGCCATGGTTGCGCGACAACGTGCTGCCGGGCATTCAAAATCCCATCGATCCGAAGACATCGCTTGCAGGCACGCCCTACGGTGCGCCGGCTGCGGCAGCTGCGCCGCCAAGCGTGTCCGACACTGCGGTTGGCCAAGCTGGTCCGGGTGCGGCACGTCCACCGCCCAACAGTGTCGCCGGCTACAGCCAAGCCGGTCAGACTGTCGGCCAAGCTGGCCTCCCAGTGGTGCCGGCGCTGCCGCCGCCCATCGACATTGGCTCGCGTGGTGCGCCGGCAACCACAGTCGCCACTAACGATCCGTTCAAGCTGCCGGTTGGCGGGACGACGGAAGGCGATGTCGCGCCGACCGACGTGTCTGCTGCGCGCACCGTTACTGGCGCGCAAGGGCAACCATTGCCCGACGTACACACTGCGGCTCGGCAAATCCTCGCCACGACGACGCCGTCTCAGCTCTATGCGCCGCCGGAGAGCCCTGGTGCA